CAAATTATGAAAGGCTACAATGCACCCGGCGGTGGATCAAAGATGGGTTATGAACTAAGCGCACCACTTGAAGCGCAGCGTGGAATGTTTGGTGCTACTAAAAGATTAGGCAATCAATTGCAAGAAGGGGCTTCTGCATTCGGTAGAGGGGCAAGCAATATGGGTAGCTCCATCAGTAAGGGCTTTGGGTCGGCTGCTGGTGGCTTTGGCAAATTGTTTGGGAGATAGTCATGGCAGATAACCAATTCATTAACTTCAATTCACAAGATGTTGCTGATATGTATCGGCGCAATCAGTACGCCAGAATGCTACAGGATCAGGCTAACGCTCCCATTGAGCGTCCTAGTTATAAAGGTATAGAAGCTGATATACACCCAGTACAGGGCGTTGCAAAACTGGCTGCTGCTCTACTTGCTGGCTACCAACAGAATCAGATGGATGAAAGATATACTAATGAGAAGGCTGCTGCTGAACAGAAGATGGTGGATGAACAAGAACGGCGCAGAGGCGAGGTTGCCGACTATCAGAAGGGATTTGAGCCTACACTTAGTGCTGGCCCTTCTGGTGGCGCTGGAGATTACGGCACTCCACCAACAATCTCTACTCCAAGATCACGAGGAGAGATACTAGCTCACGCATTGCGTGGCTCTGTAAGCGAAAATCCACAAGTAGCTAATATGGGCCGTATGCAGTACGAGCAACAAAATGCTATGGCTCAGGATGAGGCAAGGGCTGCTAGGGATGAAATCACTAGGCAAGATATGTTGGCTGGTAGAGCGCAAGCACAGCAAAACTACGAAGGTACGCAAGCACAAGCTCAACGTATTGGAGACAGAGCATACGGCCTTCAGCTAGAGAAGCTGAAACAAGAGAAAACGGCTGCACCGAAACCTCTTACCGAATATCAAGGCAAAAGTCTTGGTTTTGGACTAAGAGCAGAAGATGCAAATTCAATTTTGGGGAAAATAGGAACGAACTATAGTCCTATATCTATTGATGCCGCTAGAAAGGTTGAGAATGTACCCGGTGTTGGTACAGGCGCTTATGCACTATTAAGCCCAGAGAGTAAACAGGTTCTTCAGGCACAAAGAAACTTTATTAATGCCGTATTAAGACAAGAATCTGGTGCAGTTATAGGCCCAACAGAATTTATAAATGCTCAGAAGCAATATTTTCCACAGCCCGGCGATGACAAAGACACATTGAAACAAAAGTCTCAAAACAGGGAAAGAGCAATAAGTAACTTTAAAACATCTGCTGGGCCTTCGGTTGAAGGTGAATTTGGTCGTGCAGCACCAATGTCTGACGCAGATATTCTAAAGCAATATCCAAAGAGGTAATAATGGCAGATATTGAGAGAGCAAGAGCTGCTTTACGAGCCGCACATGAAGCGGGGGATACTGAATCAGCTAGAAAGTTAGCTGACTATATCCACGCAGATCAGGAAATTACTACAAAGACACCAAAGACAGAGCGTTCATTTGGCAATGTTGCTACAAGTGCTGTACAGAACCTTATACCATCAACAGGTAGATTAATTGGCGGTGTAGCTGAAGCTGTTATGAGTCCTGTTAAAACAGCAAAAAGCCTTGTTGACTTAGGCGCTGGTGCAATACAAAACGCTTTGCCAGAATCACTTGTAAACGCAATTGGTGCAGACAGACCATCACAAGAGTTAGCATCTAATGTAGGTCAATTCTACAAAGAGAGATACGGCAGTATGCCCGGCTTCAAGGAAGCTCTGGCTACAGACCCAGCAGGTGTTGCTGCTGATGCTGCTTCTGTTCTTACTGGCGGTAGTTTAGCTGCTGCACGAGTACCGGGTATGTCGAGATTAGCTGAAGGCTTAAAGCGTTCTGCATCCGCAGTAGACCCATTGGCTAACGTGGCAAGGGGTGCTGGAGCGATTACACGAGGTGTAGGCTCTACTGCTGCCGGAATACTAGGAAACACGACTGGAGCGGGTTCTGAGGCGATTAAACAGGCTTATGGTGCTGGAAGAGCCGGAGGTTCTAAAGCTGCTGAGTTTTCCGGCAATATGCGTGGCAATGTACCCATGACTGATGTCTTGGATGCGGCTAAAGCTGATTTGTCAGTTATGCAAAAAATGAAGTCTGCTGAATACAACAAGAATATGGCTTCTGTTAGAGGTAGCAAAGAAGTAATCGACTTCAGCGGTATCAATAAATCCTTAGCTGATGCAAAAGATAAAGTAATGTACGGGTCGCAAGTAAAGAACCCACAAGCAGCGCAAGCACTGTCATCTATGCAAAAAGAGATAGGTGACTGGAATAAGCTAGACCCTGCTCAATACCATACCCCAGAAGGGATGGATGCGCTAAAGCAGAAGATTGGTGGCATTGTAGAGAGTATCCCATTTGAGGCAAAAACAGCCAGAATGGTAGGTAATGATGTTTATAATTCAGTTAAGTCTGAAATTACAAAACAAGCACCAGAGTATGCTAAAACAATGAAAGACTACGTTGCTGCCTCTGACCAGATAAAAGAGATAGAGAGAGCGTTGTCGTTAGGACAAAAATCATCTGTTGATACCGCTATGAGAAAGCTACAATCTCTCATGAGAAACAACGTAAACACTAACTACGGCAATCGTCAGGCTCTAGCAAGACAATTAGAGCAAATGGGCGGTAAAGATTTAATGCCAGCATTGGCAGGGCAAGCACTAAACTCTCCAACACCACGAGGATTACAAGCTCTGGGAGCAACTGGAACAGGTGTAGCAGCGTTCTTTAATCCTTCTGTTTTACCGCTACTAGCTGCTCAATCTCCTAGACTTGCTGGAGAAGCTGCACTTGCCGCAGGTAGGGTTGCTGGAGCAGGTAGGGCTGGTGCTGACGCATTGCAGAGAATACCCGGTGTTAATAAGGTTGACCCACGCATTCTAGCTAATGCGCTATATCAGATGCAACAAATAAAGGAGCAAAATCAATGAGTTACAACGGTTCCGGGGTATTCACAATAAACACGGCTGGGCAACCAGTCATTACTGGTACAACCATCTCCAGTACAACATTTAACAGTCTAACGGCAGATCTAGCGACTGGTCTGACTACAGCACTGACTAAGGACGGTCAGTCTACACCTACGGCTAATATCGGTATGGGAGCGTTCAAGATCACGAATCTTGCCGCTGGTACTGTTGCTTCTGATGCTGCTAGGCTCGATCAAGTACAAGGTGGTGCTGCTACGTTCATCACTGTAACTGGTACAGATACTCTGACGGGTACTGTAGTACCTGCTCTGTCGGCTTACGCTACGGGCAATCAGTTCTCATTCTTAGTTGCCAATACGAATACTGGCGCTGTCACTATCAATGTAGACGGTATTGGCTCTAAAGCAATTACTAGGACTGGTACTACTGCTTTGGTTGCTGGAGACATGGTTGCAGGTCAAGCAATTGAGATAATCTATGATGGTACGCGCTTCCAATTAGTTAACGGCAACTCATTCACCAATCTTAAAGTCTCAGGAACTCTGGGTGTTACTGGTGTAGCTACTTTCACGGCACAGCCAATAGTATCGAGTCTGACTGCTTCACTACCTGTATTTACAGATGCTTCTAAGGGTCTAGTAAGCAACACAATGACGGGTACTGGCAATGTAGTTATGTCTACCAGTCCTACTCTGATAACTCCAGCACTAGGAACACCGTCAGCATTAGTAGGCACTAACATAACTGGTACAGCAACGTCTTTTAACATCAACGGTACTGTTGGCGCGACAACACCAGCCGCAGGAACTTTCACATCACTAACAGATAGCGGCAACCTAACATTCACAGGCACAGGCAACCGCATCACTGGTGATATGAGTGATGCGACTCATGCTAATAGGGTTTCTTTCCAATCAAGCGTAGTAAACGGATCAACAACGCCGTTTATTATTCCTAACGGAACCGGCACTATTGCAGGTATTGTTGTAGCAAACGCATCAGACCCGACTAATTGTTCTTTTGGTTCATTTAGTGTAATTGGTTCTACTGATGTGCGTTTTAACTCTGCTTTTTTAGGAACAGGCACATACCTGCCAATGACCTTCTACACAGGGGGCAGTGAGAGAGCAAGGATAGACTCTAGTGGTAATGTGGGGATTGGTACGGCTAGTCCTGCTGTTAAGTTAGATATTGCTGGCGTTGCTAAAGCATCAACACTATCTTTATTAGGCACAACAGCATTTTCAGCAGGGACAATATCTCAAGATACCAACTGGGGTATGTATTTTAAGTCTGCATCAGCTGCTACTGTAGATTTTGCATGGGTAAGTAGTGCCGCAACAGAGCGTATGCGTATCGACTCCAGCGGTAATGTCTTAGTCACATCTCCAGCAGGTCTAGGCTACGGCACAGGCTCTGGTGGTACTGTTACACAGGCAACAAGCAAGTCAACAGGCGTAACTCTGAACAAGCCTACTGGTCAGATAACGATGAACAATGCCGCATTGTTGCCAGCAACTTCTGTATTCTTTGACGTAAATGATTCTTTAGTAGCTGCAACAGATAACGTATTGTTAACTCTTAGTAATTTTTCTGCTTTGAACTACACAATTAAATGTTTTGTAGCTACTGGAAAATTTACTGTTGTTCTTAAGAATGAAACAGCAGGCTCACTATCTGAAGCAGTAGTATTTAACTTTTCAATCATCAAAGGAGCAACATCATGATTTATTTGGCAGCAGTATGTCACGACATTAAATCTAACACACTAGAAGCTACATGGATTGATGAAATCCTAGATGCAGACGGAAAGGTTATAGAACTAAAGCGCACCAAGTGTCGCAACTACTCGGCTGAACAAAAGGCTGAGTTTGATTCTGACACAGGCACAACTATTTATAGTTCATTGGCAGGTTGGTAAAGTGATAATTAAAGACAAAGCTAAGAAGGTAGTCAATAAGGTGGATGAGGTTATTGTTAAGACAGACTCCACGGTAGATCATGCACTTGACATAATTAAGTCCTCTAAGCGGAGTATTCTGATAGTATCGGTCATTCTTGGCCTTATTATCTGGATGGTATAAATGGATGCTCAGACTCTTATTAATATTGGTGCTGGTGCTGTATTAGCAACAGTAGGTTGGCTCTGTAGAACTCTCTGGGATGCTGTAGAGAGGCTCAAGACAGACATACAAAGAATAGAAGTCTGCTTACCATCGCATTACAGCCGCAAAGATGACATACAGTGCCGCTTTGACAAGATTGATCTAACGCTAGAAAAGATATTCATTAAGCTAGACACTAAAGCAGATAAGTGAAACGCAAGCGTGACTCTAAGACTCTGTGGCTCAATGGCTTATTAGTCTTAATACTAGGATTAATTGAACTAGCAGCCACTACCTTTCATGTACCGCCGATTGTCTACTCAACTATGATATTCATATCTGGTGCTGGCAACATGATTCTCAGGTTTTACACCTCAGAGGCCATTAAATGATTACGCTACAAGACTACTTTAGCGACAAGCCTCACCCTAATGAATACAATCTAAACGCTTTAACTTTACTATACAGGGTGAATAACTTACTAGCTGCGTACACGACTGACGCTAAAGAAATCTTAGCAAATAATCCTAAGACTGGCACTCAAATATCTGGCAATAAAGGTGGTGACGGAGGATTCAGACTTCCAACATCTCTAACTGGATCATCCAAGTCAGCGCACAAGACTGCACAAGCTGTTGATATTTATGATAAAGACGATCATCTTGACCTCTGGATTGATAAAAATCCTGACGCTTTAATCAAGTACGATCTGTACCGCGAGCAAACAGCATCTACAAAATCTTGGTGTCATCTTGGAACTAGGAAGCCGCTGTCCGGCAAGAGAACTTTCGCGCCATGATATGGGCTGGATTACAGGCACTATCTCTAAGTAGTAAAATTGCTATCTGTACAACGCTCTGTGCTGCATTATTTTCTGCTGGTCTATACGTTGGTCACAAATGGGGAGTTAGTGCTTGCTATGAGGCTACAATCGAGGCGCAGAGGCATACCATTGAGACAGGCATCAAACAGGCTGTGGTTTCAGATCAAACGGTCACAAGGTACGTGGATAGAGTACAGATTGTGCAAGGAAAGAGCAGAACGATTATAAAGGAGATACCAATCTATGTTAAGGATACTTGCACTCTGTCTGCTGATTGGAGGATGCTCCACGACAGCGCCGTCTACAATGAACTTCCCGACACCACCAGAAATTCTGATGAGAGAACCGTTACCGCTACAGACGCTCTCGAAACAGTCGCAACCAATTACGGCCTCTGCTACGAAAACTCGCAAACTCTTCAAGCGCTCCAAAGCTGGGTTCGTGAGCAGTCCTCAATACGATGATTAAGTTTTGTACTGACCGCTAGAGTCAAACTTCTTTTTGCCAGCAGCACAGACAGGACAAATCCTTCTCGTTACCTTTCCTAGCTTATTGTAGATAGGCTTCCATGCGCTCAAGTCTTTATCTATGACATAGACGGGCTTCTGGCACTGCATACAAAATTTGGTCATTACAGGTAGAAGTGATGATTTCCACAAGTCTTATAGAACGGTCTACCCCACTTAGGATTGACTGTTATAGCGTGGAAATGCGTTGCTGGGAATGTACCTTGAGAGTATAGCGCAGTTCTGGCAGACTCTTCTGCTTTTAACCATGCTGCCGATTCTTTGTTAGGTCTATGTTCTGGCTTCAGTACGCCGTTATTTAGCTTCTCAGGAACCCAAGAAAACTGTGCAGGAGCTAAGATAACTTTCTTAATATCTCCGTCTGTCATCCTGTTTAGTACGACCTGCGCTACCTTTACTTGACAATGCTCAGGCTCTCCACGAGCTTCAAACCATACTGTCATCGTTAACCACATTAGCATTTCAGCCATTTGACCTCCTATAGTATGAGTCCTATGAGATAACCAACTATGCAAAGAATCACCACTACTGGAGTGACGGCTATCGAGATCATCAGCCATTCGTGGTAACTAAAACGCCTCATAAATTTATTCTTCATATTTATCCTATTAGAAAGATTAGATCGCTCAATAACTCTTCTTCACTGATGCCATGTACTCTGACAAAGCCACGACTCCCTAGATTATGCACACCTGTAGCACCACGATGATGCTCAGGGCATAGCGGTATAACTGGTGCATTCTCTCGCTTACCGCCATTCCTGATGTGGTGTAACTCTGCTGGCGTATCTAAAACCCCGCGATGTCGGCACAAGATGCAGCCAATTTCAGCTACTCTGGCGTAGTCTTTTTTCTTGCTCACTGGGGTTTCACATTTAGGCTTTTCCAGCCTATATTTTTCGCGTAGCCTATAGCTTCTGGTGTAACGGAAAACAATTTTGCAAAATAAACTAAAGGTAAATTGCTGCTTTTTATTTGTAATACTTGACCCTTATTTAATTTGTGCATCCCGTGCTTTTCACCTTCTTGGAAAGTGCCGTGATTTTTTTTGTCTAAACAATTTTCACTTCTGGTTCCCCACTTTAAATTTGACAATGAGTTATTGCATCTCGTTCCATCTAAGTGCATAGCCTCATGTTTATTAGATGGACGCTCACCAACAAAAGTAAGCAATACTAAGCTATGAATAGTGTAGTTTTTTTGTTTACCATCTTTTGTTAAAGAAACGGCTGTATATCCATTACTCAATAGAAATGTCCCTTTTTTCCTATTTAATCTATCTATCCAAACCTCTCCATTTTCATTAATGGAATAATTTTTAAATGTAGGAATGTTTTTCATATATTGGAAGCCTTCATCTCTATTCGTGCAGTCGCTTCTAACGTCTGCCAAACAGAAATCTTAGCCTCTGCCCCTACCATGAGCCAGCGCAGCCTCTCAGACTCTTGTAGGGCCATTGCTAGGGCTTTTAAATGTTCGATGTATTCCTCATGTGCGTAGGCGTAACTTTCTTTGGCACTTTCTGTCTTTGCATCTGACTCGATCATGAGTAACGCTTTTTTAGTCTTACGGTACTCTGTCAGGTACAGCAGGTTAGCTTTTGCTTGAGCATAGGCTTCTGCATTGTCGCGTATGAAGTCTAGGGCTTTAAATGGGTTGATAGTGTCACTCATTTTCTGCTCCTACGACATAAAATTTACGTTTAGTAGTGCGACCGTTGCTGGTAATTATCTTCTGTGCGATCAATGAGTTAAGATTACTGCCTAAGCTGGAAGGAGATATAACGCTAAAGTTAAACACTACTTTTAAGATTTCAGCACGTTCTACACCCGGATTAGCCGTAATGTACTTAACGATAGACTTCATGGCCTCTGTCATACGCTTAGTAGGACGCTCTCTGCTCTCTCTTTTGTAGTCACGCATCTCGACCGTACGCATAATTCTCTGCATACTTTCAGACTGCTTTTTCTTTAGGTTAAGTGTCGTAAACTTAAATATCTCATCAGCTATACCAACAAACGACCCTTTGCCAGTCAAGTCAGCGTACTGTGAACCTACAGGCCAGTTCATGACAACCTCATCAATTCAGTCCAGTTTGTAATATGTGGCAGCATTTTCTTACCGTGTTCCTCAGTTATACGACCAAGCCTGATAGCTTCTGTAATGACGGACTCTCGACCATTCTTGTCCTCGCCAAGACTAGGAAACCACGCTATAGGAGTACATTTATTACGGGCCTCGTTTACGAGATTGTTGTATGAATCCTTAAAAGCCATCCTAGCTGCAACCTGATCGCCTTCATTCAGCAAGGGTTGAGCTGCTGCCATAGCTGTAAGCATATCCTGAGTAAGTACAGCACTGACATACTCGTTTCTAGGAATCATTGACCAAGCTACGTCTGCACTAGGTCTGCCATCCTGATCTTTAATAAAGTTAATCATGTCGGCAGGTTTTGGCGCAAAGACTGAGTGTTGAACGTGGTTAAGAAGTGCGTCTTTAACACTGCTGAACGGGTAGCCATTCATCAAGTTAGACCAGATCATGATAGAAGCTGGCGTTATCTTCATACTGTATATCTCAAATATATTGATTATCAGGTCAGTAAACTGTTCTTTTTCACTCGTGTTCATAGGTTTCTCCTTGTGATTGCTGGTCTTGTTGACGTAGTTTTAATTTAAATGCTTCTCCAACGGCCCGGTTCTGGTCTGTAATTGACTGCTTACCCTTGTTGACAGGAAACAGACCACTGTAACCACTCAGGATTGATTGCTCAATAACTTCTTTAGGATCGTTGCCTTCTAACTTTAGTTTGCTCAGAGTAGAGATGGCAAGTTTGATAGCACCTTGAGTTAGCGGTTTCCTAAGTTTCTTCCTAGAGTCTACAAAGTCATTCCATGCGTCTACAGGAATCCAGTCAGGAATCTGGATGGGGGGAATAATTACTTTTACTAAAGCGATTGGTTTGTTTTTGGTTTCACTTGGGTTAACCAAATTAACCAAGTCGGTTTTTAGACTTGGAGTTACTCCTTGATCCATTCCATTCCTTTCCTTGATACATTCCATTCCTTGATCCCTTCCATTCCGTCGGGGGGAATCGGGGGGAGTCGGAGTAAATCGGGGGGAATCGGAGGGAATTGGAGGAGCAGGGTATTTAGAGGACATTCTTTTATCTATCTTTTGATGCCTTGAAAATCCAGTAATCTGCAAATACTCTATATTATCAATGGTATAAATCTCCACCAATTTACCCCGAATCTCTCCGAATAACTCCGATATGTCCAGACTATCTCCGGGGAAGATTTGCATCTTAATTCTGCCAAGCGAAAAAACCATTCTGCCCTCATCATCTGCAAAATTCCACAGACCAATAAAAAGCAGTCTTGAGAATGGACTGAGTTCTACAATTTTCTCGTCAGTCCAAAATTCCGGCTTTATAGTACGAATTCTTGCCATATCAGCACTCCTCGTCCAAAGACTCTGCTAAGGAATTTCGAGCCTCCGTACATAATCTAATAAAATCGTCTATGTTATTTTTAGCTATGATATGGATTGCCATTTTGCCTAACTCAAAATTTTCTTGAGAAATACATAGGCATCCGTTTTCTGAAATATAAACTTCAGTGACAGCTTGATACTGTATTTGCTTGATTGTATCTATCATATCAATTTCCTATGTGGTGAAGGCCGGGAACAACCCGACAGGAATACAGACCATAGACAGACAAAGGTATACAAACCCTTTCTTCACCACGTAGAAAACTGATTGATTGCATTTATAATCGTGTCTTTTGGCTATCGGGCTTGTGAGTCCCGATGTAAGAAGCATAGATCAGATTTCTACTCTTGTAAACTTTTTATTTTAACTACGCACGAACCGCCTTTAACCACGCTACCACGCGCTACCATCAACTGGTCTACCTGCGAGTCATCGTCAAACACGCCAGCAGCCTGTAGAGCGTCTATAAGCGGTTTCAAAATATTGTCAATATCCCTACGCCTACGATCAGGAGCATGGAGCAGTATCTCAAGACCTACTTTATCGTCACCGAACCTAGCTCGTTTGGCGGCAAGGTTAACTATTAGCTTAAAGTCATTGGCTGTCTTGGTCAGAAACCGCCGCGATCCACGAAAACCCCAGTAAGTATTTACACTTGGTGGATAAGGTAAATTTAGTTCTATCATAGTATTGTATTTTGTCTGAGTTGATATATAATAGTAGTTGGCATTTTGCCATATATGAAAGGAATATGATATGACTAACTTAATCTATAGCGACCTCCGCAAGATCAATGTAAACGAACACACTGAGAAGAAAGGGCAATTAACATATTTGTCTTGGGCATGGGCGGTACACTACCTGCTAGAAGATGACCCTACTGCTACATGGCAATATCACGAGCCGCAGATATTTGCTGAAACTATGATGGTCTTTTGCAGTGTCACAGCGTTTGGTAAGACAATGACTTCACAGCTACCTGTCCTAGACTACAAAAACAAGGCAATTAAAAATCCTGACGCAATGGCAGTAAACACGGCAATGCAGAGATGTCTGGCTAAGGCTATTGCACTACATGGAATTGGTCTGTACATATACAGCTCTGAAGATTTGCCATTAGTGGATGTAGATGACGATGCGATAGAAGAACAAGTATTAGTGGCGATACGAATGATTGAGTCTAGCGAAACAATAGAAGAGCTAAAGACTAACTACTTTCCGGCTGCTGATGCTTTTAAGAGCAATCCAGAAGCAACTATTCGTCTATCTACAGCTAAAAACAAACGCAAAGGAGAATTAGCATGAGTCCAAGCACACAAAACTTTTGGCTATTAGAGCAGTTAAAGAAAAAGCGCCGTATAACTTCTCTGGACGCGATGCGTGAAGCTGGATGTATGAGACTGTCGGCTAGGGTATTTAACTTACGCGAGATGGGCTATAACATCCATACAGAGAACGTGCATCTTGATAGCGGCAAGGTCATTGGGAGGTACTTTCTAAAATGATAAATCAGGGGACACTAGAATGGTTTGAGCAGCGTAGGGGCCATTTGACCGCCAGCCGGATGAGCGATGTGCTTGCAAAGGGTAAATCAGGAGAAGCTGTTACCCGTGCAAAATACAGGATGCAATTAGTTGCAGAGCGCATTACTGGGCTAGTTGCTGAGAGCTTCACAAGTGCTGCAATGGAGTGGGGTGTAGAGCATGAAAAGTTTGCTCGTATACGCTATGAAGCTGATACAGGCTATTTTGTAGACGAGGCGGCGTTCTGCTTCCATCCGACAATAAAATGGCTTGGCGCGTCTCCTGATGGCACTATAAGCGGTGTTAATGCGTTAATCGAGATCAAGTGTCCTAACACCCAGACGCATCTTGAATATAGACTCGATAACAAGCCTCCATCGAAATACGTCAATCAGATGCAGTGCCAAATGTGGGTAACGGGTGCTGACTGGTGCGACTTTGTAAGCTATGACCCACGAGTACCTGAGCATTTACAGCTATTTATCTCAAGACTGCAACGAGATAACGATCTAATAGCTAAGATGGAGATCGAAACAATTAAGTTTTTAGGTGAAGTAGATGACGCAATTAACCAATTGGAGAAAAAATAATGTCTGATTTAAACCAATGTTTGTTTATTTCAATTAGTGCGGTATCATAAGAAATGAAACAATTTTACACCTACCTTCACTGCAAATTAAACGGCGATCCGTTTTATGTTGGGAAGGGTTGCGCTGGTAGGAGTAATAGGATGGAAGGTAGAGGAGAACACCATAAACGTATAGTTGCTAAACACGGTGTTGAAATATTTGTATTCCCAAGAATTTCTGAACAAGATGCTTTTGATACAGAAATAAGGTGGATTCGATTATTAAAAGAAGCGGGGTACTTGTTATGCAATAGAACTATTGGTGGAGAAGGAGCGAGTGGGAATATTCAGTCTGCTGAAACAATCGCTAAACGTTTTTCTAAAAATTATGGTCAAAAACGCACAGACGAGACTCGGAAAAAAATATCTAACGCAAATAAAGGTAAAACATCAGCAAATAAAGGGATTCCGATGTCAACCGAGCAGAAGATAAAAATCAGTTTGGCTCATACAGGAAAAACCCACTCACCAGAAACAAAATTAAAAATGTCTTTGGCTGCTTCCAGAAGATTAAGATTGCCGTGTAGTGATGAAACAAAATTAAAAATAGGTATTGCAAACTCCGGCAGAGTTCAGCCGGTAGAATTACGAGAAAAAAAAGCCTTATTGTATAAAGCTTTACCAGAAGAAACACGAGAAAGAATGTCTAGGAAAGGTAAAACTAATTCAATTCGCAACAAAAAAATTTAAATTAAATGGAGGTTTATATGGCATCAGATTTAAACTCTTGCAGTTTTATAGGTCGGCTTGGAAAAGCTCCAGAAACTCGTGTAACACCAAATGGAGATGCAGTTACAAACTTCTCTATAGCTTGTGGCTGGAAAACCAAAAGCAAAGAAGGTACAGAATGGGTAAATATATCTACCTTTGGCAAGCTGGCAGAAATCTGCGCTCAGTACCTAGATAAAGGCTCACAAGTCTATGTGCAGGGTAAGATGAAAACAGAAAAGTATGAGGACAAGAATGGCGTAACAAAATACAGCACCAAGATTGCGGCAGATACGGTGCAGTTTCTAGGCAAGGGCAAGGAAGCAGAAGTTAAGCATGACTCTAGGAATGTGGCTGCTACAAAAGCTCCTACAGACCCATACAAGACACCTTTTGACGATATGCCTGACGATCTTCCTTTTTAGAGTACAATTAAATTGCTGTAATTGGTAGTTGCGGCAGGGCTGCGAGAAATCGTGGCCCTTTTTTTGTCTGTAAATATAGTTGACAACTCTAATACATCTCTATAATATCTCTCTATCGGATTCATTTTGAGTCTGACTTTAGGAGATACAAATGAGTAAATACGACGAGTTCTTCCCCCGGCAAAAGCGCAAACCTTTTGAGCCAACACCGTTCCTTATAATAATTATTGTCTTGCTGGCAATTTCGTTCACATCGTATCTAAGTCAATCTTGCTAGGAGTATAAAATGATTACAGACTTTCAAGTATCAGCAGCTAGGCTAGTAATAAGTTTCTCACGAGCCGATAACGAAACTAAAGCTAACTTATTAGACTCATACTTTGCAATGGTCAGGCAGTACGAGGAAGCCAAGTACCATAATCGTGAGCAAGAGCAGAATCAGGGCTTGGACGAGGTGCTAGACGATCCGCGTCATGGACAGGCAGAACCCCTAAACAGAGGTGACTTCTAATGACAGTAGGAGACGGGGTAGAAAGACCTGCACATACTATTACTATTGCAGAGTATTTTTCTCGCTTACGGGTTAATCCTGACTACAGAAATTATGAAGTTGCTAGGCAGGAATATGATGATTATTTAGCACAGAGGAAAAATGATGGGAGCAAAAAGGAGTTAAAAAAAGATGTTTCTTTTGCTAAGTCCTATGCTAAATCTTGTCGGAAATATTACTACAATGCTTGGGATGCCTTTCACAATTATCTTGATGGTAACGCGCCTAATACAAATGCAGGTTGGGCTGCTTCTAGGCTTATAAGAATTACTGTAGCTGCTGATTTAATTGTTGAGGAAGCTAAGTTAAAGTTAAAGGAGAAGAACACATGACAACGAGAGAAGAACTGGTGAAGGCGGTTGAGGATGCTATGGATGCTTATGACGCTGCTTTTGATGCTTCCGAGGCTGCCAAAATTGCGTTGGATGCTTACGATGATGAGGAGAAGGCAGCCCTAGAAGCTTTGATTGCTTACGATAAGGAGAAGAACACATGAGTGAGGATGAGGTAAAGCAAATGATGCGTGATGCAATTGACCAAAATCCTGATGGTACGGTCTGGCACGTTAACACTAAACATCTAGTGGTGTTTGCACAGATGGTTGCTGATAAGACCAGACGGGAATTACTAAGCAGCACAGAAGAGTTTGATAGCTGGTGTAAAGAATCTGATGATGGCGCTGATGAGGAGAAGAACACATGAACAGTAACTACGACACATCCCCCAGAACGCTCAGAGAGGGCGCAGAACGCAATAAGTCTCACGATGGCTACTTACCCTACCTAAACGCACCACGAGGCATGGGACAGGGCTACTCATCTGGCTCATGGGCTGAAGATGATAGGCGGCTGGTACTATGGATTAAAGTAGCGTTTGTAGCTGCGATAGGAGGTCTAATATGTATTTTTCGGACGATTATCGTCAGTTAGCATGGGATGCCTTATTAATTAAGGGATGGGGCAAAGATGTTCGTATGCAAAATCTGATTGATATGTACAAAAAGGACTTTACAGCGCAGCAGTCTCCATTCTCTGAGCTTAGGCGTTTTCCGTATATGTGGGACACGACCCTATCAGCTAGGGTATTTGTCGCTCGATACATACCTAAGCTGTCAGCAAAGCTGTGGGATAGTCCACAGGACGCACAATTCTGGCTAATGATGAACGGAGATAAGGTTAACAGGCAGAACAATCCGGCTGATGCAGAGTCTAGGAGAAAGGACATTAATATAATACAGAAGTCTTTAAGAGACGATAAAAAAGCAAGAGACGGAAAGGCTGAACGTAAGGATTTGTATTCAGCACATAGGCCCAGCGGTCAATGGAATGTATGTAAATAAATATAATACTCTGGTATAATTATGATATATACAGGAGGTAGTATGGCACGAGCAGTATCGACAATTCGGGCGTTACTAAAGGATTATGTAGGCGAGATTACACTGGCTGAGATAGACGCTAGATGTGACCTAAAGACCTGCGAAATCTCAATGGCCTTATGCTACCTGCTAAAGCAGAGATATGTCACTAGAGTACCTATAAAGTCTAACCAGATATTAGGCCGAAAAGAAGTCTGGCTATACACCTACTACAACAAGAGACAACCTATTGTGTCCTGAGTGCGCTATAGCAGAGAAGAACCCTAACTCTGGCTTATATCAATTCAATTGCCGCAGTTGCCGACAAAGACTAATATCTAAGAATAATTGCAAAGAAGTAAGAAAGAAGCTAGTCATCCAGTTTAGAAAGTGGGGTGAGAACGAGGCAACAGAAGATGGGGTCTGCAAGTGTAAGGAGTTCTGTTATAGACAGAGGATGGTAGATGGACGATAGTCTTATATGAAAATATGTCGAAAATGCA